AGGCATCCATCCGTAAGAGCCGACCTGCGATTGAGGGCGAGGCCGCTTGATCATCGGTTCTTCATAAGCGACGCAGCCAAGCCCAAAGGCGTCGGCGCCGTGCGACGACCAATCGTGCTTTGGCCCCAAGCCAACGCCGGTCTTTTCGTGTTTCTGTTCGTGATAGGCTCCGAGCGCGTCCAGCCCGCCTTGGCAGGTGTCAGCGTTGAACCACATCGATGGGAACAAGCGCCGCCCGGCCTCAATGCGAGCGGAAGCAGCGCCCTTGCCCTGGTTCGGGACCACTGTGACCGTGTAGCCCGCTGAACGCAGCGCGCTCTCATAAGAGACGTCGAAAACCTTGTCGTTGCTCGCCCCGTCGTGAGGCAGCCAGATTTGCGCGCGGTCGGGCGTATAGCCCTGCGCTCGCATCCAGTTGACGTGAGTGGCGAGCGGTTGGCCTTGCGCCTCGTAATAGTCGAGCCACCTGATCTCGCGACCAATGAACTGCGCCGCCCAAATGGTGAGGCTGTCCGCTCTCGCGCCCGTTCCGCCGATGTCGAAGAACAGCCGGATCGTCATAAGGGGGTCTGCGGCGACCTTGCCAATCCGGCCCTCTTTCTTGGCCTTGGTCAAATCGGCAGCGTAATACGCGCCCTCAGTCACCTTCTTGTATCCGCCGTCCCACACGTGCTCGTAATTGTCGGGCCGGTCGCGCTCATCGTCCCGGCGTTCTTGCTCTAGCTCAGCGGGAAACCACGGGTTATCCGACCAGTTGGCTTGAACGATCACGGCGCCGGTCGGCGGTGTCGGCCCACGCAGCAGCGCGTCAACCGGATCGGCCTTGCGGTTCGGGTTCCACGAGAACCACAGCTCAGACCCACTTTTGCGGATCGTCGGACGGAGAAGCGTTAGGCTGGCCTGGCTGAGAGACTGGGCCTCTTCGACCCACGCTATGTCGAAGCCTTCAAGCGACTTGATGCTTTCGGCGGTGTGGTCCTGCATCCCCTGAAAGACGATGACGCCGCCGTATGGCGCCTCAATGTGCGTGTTCAAGATCGTGAACCGATCCGACAGGCCCATTTTGGCAATCTTGCTCTCGACCAGCTTCTTGACCGATTGCGCCAGCGATTTTTGGATTTCGCGGATGCAAACAACGTCGGTCTTTTGCCTAGCGCAGCGCGCCACAAGCAATTCGGCAAAAAAGTGCGACTTGCCAGAGCCCCGCCCGCCGTGGGCGCCCTTGTAACGCGCCGGGGGCAGCAGCGGAGCAAAGACCCTTGGGCACTCAAGCTTTAGGGTCAACTATCACCCACTCGACAGGGATAGGGCCACCTTGGGGGCCGCTGTGTTCGTTCTGCACCTTGTCTTTCCACTCCTCGGGAGCGGCGTTCTTAAGGGCGAAGATATGCCCCGTGACCTTGGGTCCAGTCTCACCAGCGAGGAGCGTAGTTTCGAGGCAGCGCGTGCGTGCGGCCTGGCCTCGCTTAACCGCTACGGAAAATTCCGGGTGGACGTTAGCCCATTCAACGAGCGTGTCGTGACAAACGCCGATCTCACCGGCAAACGCGGTCTTAGAATATCCCCGGCCCATAAACGCGACGGCTTGGTCACAATAGGCCGGATCGTACTTGGTCGGCCTTCCGGCTGGCATGGTCAGTCCTCTCGGGTTGCTGACAGGGTTTCCCAAGCTGGCCGTTGCCGCAGCGCAGTACACAGATGGGGTGTGGGGTGTCGCCCGCCGCTGACCGCCAAGGTGCAGATGCGTGATTGGGATGATCGGTACTGGGTCGGGCGATGGCGTTGCGCGTTGGCGCGAAACTCAACGGGGCTGCGCTACAGGCGCAAGACCCCGGATACCAAATGTATGGCTGATTCGGTGCGTCGGCGCAAGGGGTAGTGTCAGGGCGTCAGAGCGTCCAGCCCATCAGGCGGCAACGCGCCTTTGAGCATCATGTCTAGGGCTACGCTCATCGGGCCGCTAATCCGCGTCGTCCCGCGCTCATAGTCGCGGATGCTGGCGCCGGGGTCGCGACCGCCAAGGCGCAAGGCCCGGCCCATCTCAGCCATGCGGAGAGGACGGCCAAAGCCCCACATATGGCCAAGAGTGGCGCGGGCGTCTCTAAGCTGGTCGCCGGTCATGCGGGAGCCTTAATTTTGCGGGCCATTGTTTCCGCCTCTTTCCTGCTGTCAGCAACCGACACAAGCCGCGGGCCTTGCGTGATCCAAAATTGATGCGCCTTGCCCTCCTCGTCGCGGAGCAAGGGGCGCCATGTGCCAGACACGGCGTGGTATCGCATGGCGGTGACAACGGGGCTCATTGAGCCACCGCGCCAGCCAAAGCCGAAATGCCAGCAAACGCTTTGATGGCCGCTTCAACTTCCTTGAGGCTATCGAAGTAGCGGGCTTGGCCAAAGCCTGCGCCGCTGTAACGGGTCGAAAGAACGCACCAGCGGCCAGCCAGGCGGCAGAGGTGATAGGCTACGCCGCGCGAGACGGTTTGGAAGGCGGGGCCGGTGGCGGTTTCGGTCATCTGGATCATTTGCTTTGTCCTAGCTGGTGGGGCGCTGCCCCGTTCGTGAGTTCAGTTATACAAGGATTATCGGTAGGCGCAAGCGGTTATCTGTACCAGACCCCGAAAAATCCCGAACTTTATGCGTATCACGCCGCCCTCGCCTTCCGTTCCCGCGCCGCATAGTCCAGCGCCTGCCATGCCAGCACGAGATTCTGGCACGCCGCCCGGATAACCGCCGCTTGCGCTTCCTTGCGGCTTTCGTCTGTGATCCGCTCTACCGTGTCCCGCCAGCCTGACCCAAGCCGCGCGTTTGTCCCCGACATGAGCGCACACAGCAGCTCGGCATCACGGCGCCCGCACTTGCTCAAAACGATCTGCAACAGCCGGGATGCGTCAATCATCGCCTGGGTGATCTGTTCGGATGCGGTGGCGGTGGCCTTGTCTACCCGGTCCATGCTGATTTCGGGGCGTTCGTGGCCGTAGGCGATGGCGATGAGGTTTTCGAGGCGTCGGGCGGCCCGAAGCTGTTGATCGGTGAGCGCGGCCTTGCCGGGCTTGCCGTCTTCCTGCGGCCCCTTGCGGGAGTGCAGGAGGCTAAACACGTCCAGCCGGTGAGCGGCTATGATGCGATATTCGTTGTCATGCACCACGCGGACGCCTTGGGCCTTCAGGGCGATAATCTGCGCTTTGCGGGCTTCACGTTCGGCCAGGGCCTCGGCGGTGTCGGTCCTCTTGCGGCGGGGGGTGCGGGTCATCGAAGCAAATCCCTCAGAAACCGATAAACGTGCGGAAAGCCGCCTTCCTTGATCCACTCGCAGAAGACGTCAAAGGCCACGCGGGCAAGCCGTTCAGCGTCGAGATCCAGCCGGGCATCGAAAGGCCGACCGGTCACGCCCCGGCGTTGACGAATGATCTCAGCGTCAAGGGCTTCAGACATGCGGAAGATGATAGCGGGCACGGGGCGGGTCATGCGGCCACCTGTTCGGGCTGGACGTCAAACAGCCATGCGACCTCCGAGGCAGGCCAGCCCGCCCGGCGGAACCATCCGATAAACCGGGCCTTGTCGGGGCTCATCGGGCGAATGCGCTGGACGCGGGCAATGCGCTTGACGCCGGGAACGCGGGTGCGAGGCGATGCCAGTTTCAGGAGCGCCGCCTTGCGGATCACGGCGCGCTCTGTGCAGCCGTTGCCAATCTTGCGGGCGATGATGGCGCAAGTGACGGTCTGGTCAGGGTACATCCGGCGTAAGGCGTCCACCGCCTCGGGCGTCCAGTTAAACCCGTTTGACGCGGTGCGCGGGCGTTTCATGTTGTGGATACGGACGGCGGAGCTGATCGTAACGCAGTTGCAGCCGTCGCCGAAGTGGCGGGCGATCTCGACCGGCCCGCGCTGTTCGTCCAGGTAGAGGCGGCGCAAGGTGGCGAGGCGTTCGGGGGTCCAGTTGAAGCGGGTCATGCGACCTCGCTGCGGTAGCTGGCCAGCTTTTCGCGAAGACGGGCGGCCTCGGCACGATGGTTCGCAGCCTTGGCCTTGTGGTCGTGATAGGCGGGCGGCATTTCCTCGAGCGGTATCGGGGCGCCGTTGCCCCACATTGGCCCGGCAAGGCGATCTGCTTGCATTGCTAGCAGCGTATGTTCCTCGATCTTCCGTGACAGGCTCATCGCCTGATAGTCGGCGTCGCTGGCAGGCTCCCACGCCTTGGCCTTGGCGTTCGGGTCCACGGCGCCCCGCGCGTTGACGGAGCGCACCAGCGGCAGAAACTGGCCAGCCATCGGAAACTTGGGATTGGTCCCCGTGCGCCACCGCTGACAGGCGGTCTGGATCGCATGGGCGGGAAACTCTTTTAGGTCGTTGCACCAGTCGGCCATCCACCGGCCCCGGTCTTCCACGCTCATGAGCGGCGGGCGGCAGTGAACGGCGAGGCTTTCGAGGGCGTCCAGGATTTCGGCTTGATCAGCCATTTTGCGCTTCCAGTCTGGCAAAGGCGAGGCGGCGGGCCTCAGCGTGTTCAGAGGCGATGCGGTCGGTAAGGCTCACCACAGACGGGCTTGCTCTGGCCTCCGGCAGTGGCGTTTCGCGGGAGTTGTCGGAAAGGGCTTGCAGGACGGCCCGGTCGAAATAGCCCCAGGTCGAGATTGGGCCACGGGCGGCGGCACAAAGGCCCCGAACCACCGGCAACACGTCTCGGCCCCAGTCGGCTCCACGTTGGCGCCAAGCTGCGATTTTGCCCGACGAGGTGATCAGGCCGGGGGCCTTCATCGGATCCAGCCAGGGCGAGGCTACCGCATCGACCAAAGCCTCCATCGGCTTAGCTGGCCACGCGCACGCGCTACCACCACCACCATCTTCTCTTTCTGGTTCTGGTTCTGGTTCTGAAGAATGCTCTGGCAAACGGCTAGCAATTGCTAGGGGCGTTTCTTGCGTTTTCAATGCCTTAGCGTTGCCGCCCTTGGTTCCAGCATCGACACGTTTAATCGACTTTTCGCGCGCCTTTTCGAGTTCAAAGACGAGGCGTTTGTTAGTGATCTCGCCTGCGACCTCATCAAAAAACGCCATCACTTCGGCGCTGATTTTCGCCCATCGCGAAGGCGTGCAACCGGCCACGCGCGCCAGTTTCTTAGGGTCGTTCGGCAGGCGCCCATCAGCCCGCCACATGGTCATCAGCAGCAGCAGATAAGCGCCATGCTGTTCGGTCGTGAGGTGGCGCGTGTCGCCCAAGTAGTCGGCCACGTAGAGCTGCATAAAGGGCGCGCTCATGCCGCCACCCGCTCAGCCGCGAGCCGCTTGGCGTGTTCGCGGATGCCATAAAGAACGGTCGTGTGATCGCGATCGCCCAGCAGAGAGCCAATGAACGGCAGAGAAAAGCGGGGCTTACCGTCTCTGGACCTAACCTCGCGAATGAGCCACATCGCCTCCTGACGGGCGTGGCAGACGTATCGCAGCCGTGACGGCCCGGTCAGGTCGGCGACGGTCAGGCCGTGGCCCTCGGCGACCTCGCGGACGATATCGCGGGCCGACCGATGGGGCGACGCCGGAACAAGCATCTGGCCGCGCCAGAGCGACAGAACGACCGTCATGCGGCCACCTGTGAGCGTCTGGCGTTGCGTTCGGCAGTAAAGGGCACATAGGGGCCAGTCAGGCGCGGTTCGCCGTTGCGGCCTCTGGTTTCGAGGAAGCGGCCAAAGCCACCTTCGGCTCGGCAGGCGGCGGAATAGTCCTCGTCACGGTTCGGTG